TGATTGATTGGCATACTTGGGTGCTGATCCTTAAGAACGTCGTTATTTACTGCTTCATCTCGATCTTTAGTTTGCTTTTGATATACATAAGAAGCTAGTAGAAGAAGAAGGCTTTGATCCTAAAACTGACGAATATTATACGGAAGTCGATAAAAGAATAAGACTTGAATTTCCGCATAAATTTGATAAGGTAGCGGAAACAACTACGGAAAGAGCAAAACCTGCTCAAAATGTAGCTTCGGCTAAACGTTCAGCCTCAACAGGACGCAAAAAAACTGTGAAACTCACATCGTCACAAGTAGCAATCGCTAAAAGATTAGGTGTGCCACTCGAAGATTATGCAAAACAATTAAAAATCACGGAAGGAGTATAAGCATATGGAAAATGATAAAGTAAAAACTTCACGTGCGAGTCAAACTAGAGAAAAAACTTCTCACAAACAAGTATGGACTCCACCCAACTCACTCGATGCACCGCCTGCGCCAAAAGGCTTTCGACATCAGTGGATAAGAGCTGAATCAATGGGGTATCAAGATACCAAAAACGTTGCAGCTTCGTTAAGAGAAGGATACGAATTAGTTAGAGCTGATGAATATCCAGATCAAGACTTTCCACAAATGTCTGAAGGTAAATACGCAGGAGTAATTGGAGTAGGTGGCCTTTTGCTGGCAAGGATACCGGAAGAGATCGCAGCTCAAATTGAGGCTTACTATAATAAGAAGACTCAAGAAAAGGAAGAAGCTATTAACAACGATCTTATGAAGGAAAAGCAAGCTGGGATGAAATTCAGAAATGAATCTGCATCTAGCGTAACTTTTGGTGGTACAAAGAAAAGCTAATTATTTAGCAATTCCTACCCATTAAATTAACTTTAACAATAAGGAAACTAAAACTATGGCAAATGCAAGTACAACTGGTTTTGGCTTGAGAACTGTAATGACTGTTGGAAATACTCCAGCAACGTCAGGACAATCCGAGTACAAAATCAAATCAGGCCTAGGTGTTGGTATCTTCAAAAATAATCCAGTATCACTTCAAGATGCAAGTGGTGACCAAGGTTATTTACAAGATGCAAGTTTCGCTACAACTGATGACGGCGGATCAGGTGGAGCAGCATATGACAATACAGGTCATGCTCCTCTTATTGGTGCGTTCAATGGCTGTTTCTTCGTAAACAGTACAACGAGCAAACCAACGTTCGCAAATTCAGTAGCAGCGTCAACAACATTTGGAACTGACTATAATACGGGCAGCAACGACGGTCTAGGTTTTGTAAATGACAATCCGTTTCAAGAATACGAAATGAAAGCGGATGCGGCAGTTACTCAAGCTATGTACGGCGACGCTGGCTATAACACAAACAGCTTTACAGCAAGTGATGCAGTAAGTGGTCAATCGACTGTTACTTTAGACATCGGCGGCGGAGCGAATTCTAACCACATGTTCAAATTGGTTAGATCAGCAAACGACCCTGAAAACAAAGATGTCTCAATAGCAGGATCTAATCAGATTGTGATGATCTCTGGTGCGTCTAACTTGTATAATGGCGATAATTAATAACAAATAGGAGTATATAACTATGGCAATATCACGAGCACAGCTAGTTAAAGAACTAGAGCCTGGTCTAAATGCACTATTTGGACTAGAGTACAAACAATATGCTAACGAGCATGCTGAAATATTCGACACGGAAACATCTGACAGAGCTTTTGAAGAAGAAGTAATGTTATCTGGTTTCGCGAATGCGGCAGTAAAACCTGAAGGTCAAGGTGTAACATTTGATGATGCACAAGAAACTTTCACAGCACGTTACACTAACGAAACAATTGCATTAGCGTTTGCAATCACAGAAGAAGCTATCGAAGATAACTTGTATGACAGACTTGCGTCTAGATATACAAAAGCGTTAGCGAGATCTATGGCAAACACGAAGCAAGTTAAAGCAGCAGCAGTATTGAACAATGGTTTCAATGCATCGTTTGCTGGTGGTGATGGAAAAGCGCTTTTTGCGACAGACCACCCAACTTTAGCAGGAGATTTCTCTAACGAGTTATCAACACCTGCTGAACTTAACGAAACTTCATTAGAACAGTCGTTGATTGACATCGCGGCGTTTACTGATGAAAGAGGCCTAAAAATTGCGGCGCAAGGAGTAAAATTAATTATTCCTTCAGCTCTTCAATTTACTGCTGAAAGACTGATGAAGTCTACAGGCAGAGTAGGTACAGCTGATAATGACATTAACGCATTAGCGTCAATGGGTATGATTCCACAAGGTTACACTGTGAATCACTACTTAACGAACACTAAAAAGTTCTTCATTAAAACAGATGTTCCTAACGGTCTTAAGCATTTCGTAAGATCACCTATCAAAACTTCAATGGAAGGTGACTTCGATACAGGAAACGTAAGATACAAAGCTAGAGAGAGATACGTATTCGGATTCTCTGACCCTAGAGGTGTATTTGGTTCTGACGCAACATAATCGTTAAAACAAACATTTAAAAAGGGGCTTTCGAGCCCCTTTTTTTTGTGATAAGGTGTGAATAATCATGACAAAATTTCTAGTTAATATCAGGGCGTATGGGTATCATGCGCGATTTATAGTTGAAGCAGAAGACAACGCAAAGTCTATTGAAAATTCAATAGTTGACAAACTAGGAGAAAAAGGTGTAAAATGGGAAAAAGACGGATTTACAAGTTCGTCGAAAAAATGGATTACCTATGAGGAGGTCCTAGATGCAAACACTTTCAGACCTTTACAAACAGAAAAGGAAGCTGGAACTGGATTGGGAGCAGCATCATCTTAAAGAGGGTAGATATACTCTTGATATGGTTAAGATAGACCATAAAGTCAGAGAAGTTATTTCTGACATTAAGATGGAAGAAGCTAGGTTGGCACAATCGGTCAACAAAGTTGAAGATGCAGCACCAAGCGTATCTGTAGCTACGTAAACAAAAGCTACATCGTTGAAAACGCACATTCACTATAAGGCTCTCTTGCACTCTATTCAAAAATCATATATATTCTGCATACTATACAATTAATTAGAACATAGGCGCGGTATAGTCGACGGCCTAGAGACTATGTTCGGAAAACTAGGAGGATATAATTATGGCAAATACTACATTTTCAGGACCGGTAAGATCGGAAAACGGTTTTGATACAATAATAAAAAACAAAACTACTGGTGCTTTAACAAGTGACATGAAACTGTCAACTTATAGCACATCAATTACGATTGCTGCATCAGGAACAGAACACAAAGAAACATCAATTGGAATTCCATCGAATTTCATTCCGATGGGAGTAGCAATTACTATGACAGGTGCAACTGCAAACGCAGTTAACCTAGTTGACATTGGTACAGACGCAGACACAGACGGGTTTGTTGATGGTATCACTGTTGCTATGAACTCAACAGGTTTCAAAGGATTTTTCCCTTGCAACGGAGCTTTAGGAATGTCTGGTGGAGCTACAACAGCATCTACAGAAACAGCAGATGAAGTCGAAGTTGTGATTTCAGGAACAGCTGGAGCTGGTGGTGTTTTAGCACTTAAGTTTTTTGGTTTATCATCTGATTCACCAACTGCTTAATAAATAATTTAGTGTGGGCTTCGGCCCACACATAATTTAAATAGGAGAAAAATTAATGAGTACATATCCAGTAGATATTAAATCAACAACAGCTTCAACCGTAGCAGTTCACAATGCAATTGGCACAGGAGCACCAGGTAGAGCTTTAGGTCTTTATGTATCTAAAGAAGGTGGTCAAGCCGCAACTACAGTTAAGATAAAAGATAATACAACTGTGCTAGCTGAATTTTTAATTCCAGCTACTAATACAACTAACGGTCCAGGTTCAACTACATATATGCAGTTTCCAGGAACAGGTTTTAGAGCACAAACATCTTTGAAGTTTGAGATTGTAACAACAGCTACTTCTGTAACGTTACTACACGGCTAGGAGTTTAAATGGCTACTATAACTTACACAGTAACCGTAGCAACGGGTACAACCCAATATGGAACCGGTAATAGATATTATATTAACGGTGAGTTAGCTCCTGTCTTGTATTTACAAGAAGGCAACACATATATTTTTGATCAATCAAATTCTAGTAACGCTGTAGGTGGAACACATATTTTAGCAT